TTTATTGCAAAATTGAAAATAAAAAAAAAAATGATTATTAAAGATTAAATAAACAAAATGCTTAAACAACTTATTTCCAACTCTTACATTATTGAATTAAGTAATGTGACAGAAAGTTTTGACAATTATTCATTGTATATTAGACATGATAGTATACACAAAAAATGCGATAATATGAATATACATGCTGCAGTGCCAGATTTCTCTTCAAATAAGTGTTCGAATTACACTTTAAATATTTCGCCAAATAATGGTTTAAATTATAAAGAAATAAAACTTCATTGTAAGTGCAACGGAATAAATCTTAATGATAGAATGAGTAAATTGTTAGATAGTTACAAAAAAGGAAAAATAGTGAATATTAGAAATATCAACAATCCTGATATAAAACTTATTAGAAATTATTTTCAATCAAAATTCAAAATGACAAACATTTATATAGAAAATATAACATTATTGGAAACAGTTATTCCTGTTTATAAAAAATATAAACAAACAGGAAAAATAGATTTTGATGAAACTAATTCAAATTATTTATATTATATCAAGAAACCTTTGTATTTTCAAACATTATTGGCCAACTATTATAAATTAGATATTCCATATAAATATCTTAATGAAGTTCATACTATGAACCAATTTAGATCTTCCAAGTTTTATAAAAATGCAGTTCGTAAACAAGTATTGTTGAAAGACCAAATTGATCAATTAAATCTAGAATGCTAATTTGATTTATTTTTTTTTTTTTCATGATGGGCTTTATATTTATTAAAATGCACCCAGTGAATTGCAAATAAAATTATCAATATGACAATTCCGAATAACATCATGATATTTAAAATTCGATAATTTATAGCAGGATCAATAGTAGAATCACATAATCCGGCATCATTACAATAAGATCCGGTTGGGCATTGACTATTTAATTTGCACAATCGCGGCACGCATGTTCCATTTTTTCCACAAATAAAATTGTTACTAGCATCTTGGCAATCTGCCGATTTGGTACAAGTATAAGGTGTACATTTGGTATTTTTATCATTAGTACCCCACCAAATTCTTTTTCGCGGTTCTCCTTCTATTTTTGGCAATAATAAATCATCCGGGCAATCATTTGACATTTTTTTAATATTATAATTTTTAAATTTTTTTAATATAAAATGGGACAAGAGACTAATTTAAAAGCGTCTATTATAACTGGCATTATAAGTTCGGTTTTAGCAACGCAAATAACTGAAACTAGTGAATCTGTTAGTACCCAGGATGAAAATATTCAAATTTCATATAAATCATCTGATTGCACAAATATTATTGTGGAAAAAAATTCTACTTTTTCCAGAGCATCAAGTTCCATATTTAATGATCAAGAAACTACCCAAACTGCACATAATAAAATTACCAATCAATTGACTGCCGAGCAAGTTCAAAATTTAAAAGGAATGAATCTTTTTGATAAAGACCAAAAGGAAGAATTAAAAGCAACAATTGCAAATATTGTAGAAAATAATCTTACCAGTAAGCAATTAATTGATAGTGAAATAACCGGCGGTTCATTAAATTCAACTGTACAAGCATGTGTATTTTCAGATGGAGGAAAAAATTATTATGTTGGAACCAAAAGACAAATTTATGATTTTTATTACAAATCATATCAAACCAATAAAACAATCCAGGATGTGTCAACATTAATTTCTAATGCAATGGATCTCGCACAAAGCCAAACAAGAGCCGGCGTGTTAAGTTCATTAATTAGTGCAATTGCAATGGTTTTAATTGTTATTGTTATTGTAGTAGTTATTGCAATTGTTGTTTATTTAATTACAATATCAAAATTTTAAAGAAGAGAAATTGATAATTTAAATCCATCATAAATAATTTTCAATCCTGCAATTGCAATTATTATACAAATTGTTATATATAGAAAATCTCCAAATATATTATTTGGATCATAATCGGTTAAATAGTACATAAGTAGTCCACCAATTGCCAGTAATATTGCCGGAACCAAAATTAACCAGTCATCATGTACATTTCCAAATTCTGATTCTGCTCCCATTTTATAATCAATTAAAAATAAATATAATTAATTAGAATTTTTTTCTTTAAATTCAATAATTTTCTGAATCCGGACTTCATTTAAAAAATCCAATAATGGATAATTTATACCATGAAAATTGCAATTTTCTATTTCTATAAACACCTTTTTTTCTCTCATGATTTTTTCTTTTTTCAATAAACTAAAAAATAAAAATAATTTCAAATTGGCAACACCGGTTACATTCATTAATTCATATGCCAAATATTCGGATAATGCCAACCTTTGACAAACATGAATATGAGCATGTAATGGGTTATGTGGCAAAGTCGGAACTAATTCAAAATTTAATGAATACCAAATTCTCAATTCCGGATTGTTATTTACTTTATAAGTATAATTGACCAATCGGGGATCATGAGCGGTTTTTGCAAAATTCTCAATTTTATCTGATAATTTAAACTTGGCCGATAATATAGATTCTATTTTTTTCCTATCATTAATATTGGCAATACAAATTGCAATAGTTGGATCATAGTTGGAAATTATAATGTATTTTTTTATTTCGTGTATCATTTGGTTTCCCAACTTTCCTTTTTTTTTTAAATTCTTTTGAACAATTTTGGATATTTCTGGATTTATTTTTTTCCATTGTTGGATAATATCATGTCGAACCAATAAATGTTCCGAATAATCTTCAAAATCGGCCGGATTGTACAAACTTGCACATATTTCTTCCAAAGAATATTTTACATGTGAATAAAGTATTGAAGAATTGCCAAATCTGGATTGGCCATGGTAAGTTTTAATATGATATTTATAATTGTTTTTTGGATAAAACATATTATAAATTGTTATTATTTTATAATTATCATAAAAAACATTTGTTATGTACCCATAAATATATGGTTTAAAAACAATCATATTTTTGTCAATTCCCAATTCATTTCCAATATCTATTAAAGACTTCCGGATTTCCATATTTGCTTCTGCCATGTTATCCGGATAAACTAATAATGTATAATAAGTATCATCTTCGTAATATTCCAATATCGGAAGTTGCAACTTGGTAAGCATAAATTCAACTTCTTTTACCAATTTGAATAATTTGTTTTTTCTGTATTTTTTAATTTGATTCCGAGATTCTTCTACAAGAGAACTAATATATTCCATTTAGTACTATATTTATTTTTATTTTAAATTTAAATTTATTTATTTTTTTTTATATACAATTTTAAATGGATAACTCCAATTGTAAATGCAAGTATAATTGCAGTTACGGATGTGGTCCGGATTGTAAAAGATGTGATCCATATTTTACCCCGGTTACAGAATATAATCAAAATAAATTAATTAAACCTGCATACAAAAGTCGGCTAGACCCACTTGATTATTCCAATTTCAATTCCAATTCCAATTTCAATTCCAATATCAATAAAAATATTTATTATACAATGGGAATGGCTGGAAATGCAGATACTGCTAATTCGATTGCACTATATGTATTTATTTTTATATTTTTAACAATAATAGTAATTGCAATTATTGCAGGTATTATAATAATTGTTAAAAAACTAAATTGGAAATCGTAAATATCCAATGAATAATTTTATTTTTTTTTTTGATTATATTTTCTAGAAATAATAATTAACAGAAACAAAATGTACCCAAATCTCAGCTTCAAACTTAGTGACAAAATTATTAATGAAAAAAAGAAAGCACTTTCATCAATTAATTTTGACCCATTAGCAGTATTTACTCTTGAACGTACTTATCATAGAAACAAATATATTCTTGATCACAATAGAGAATTAATATATAATGGAAAAGAAAATTTCTTTGAAGTAGTCGAAAGAGTTGTAAATGGAACATTTTCAATACTAAAGGACGAACTTACTAAGTTTGGATCTTGGGATGAAACTGAATATGAAAAACAAGCATCTTATTTGTTTAATTTAATTTATCAATTCAAAATGAGTCCTCCTGGTAGAGGTTTATGGGCAATGGGAACTAAAATGGTTCATGAAAAAAAAGTATCAATGTCGCTAGTTAATTGCACATTTATTTCGTCCAAGAATATTGAAAAAGTAAAAGGAAGTTTTTTTGCTTATATTATGGATACACTTATGGTTGGAGTTGGAGTTGGATTTGATGATCGTGGTGCTGGCCATATAAATATTGTTGAACCCGAGTATGCACCATTGCGACCTTATAATAACAAATATGACATTTTAAGTTATATTAACAAAATTAAAGGAGAATGCAAATTTAAAGATGTAAATGGTACTTTGTATATTGAACATGAATACAACTATATAAGAAACCGACTTTTGCTTTATTCGCAACATATTGTTATTCACAAAATTCAAGATACAAGAGAAGGTTGGGTAAAAGCAATTATGATTCTTGTTAATTCATATCTTTCAGGGACTAATTCTTACATTACCATATTTGACTATTCATTAATTCGAAAAGCCGGCATACCATTAAAAGGATTTGGCGGAAAAGCATCTGGGTCTCGGCCATTAACAGAAGGTATTTCTATTATTCGGTATTTATTGGAAAACAATATTGGAAAACCATTATCATCTGTATTAATTTGCGATATTGTCAATGTATTGGCAACTATTGTTGTTGCCGGAAATGTTCGCCGCAGTTCTCAAATATTTTTATCTAAAAATTTAGAAACTGTCGAATTTAAAAATTATGAAAATCCCAAATATCAATACCGAATGCCTTGGGCTTGGTCATCAAATAATTCAATAATTATTGACAAAAAGGCTTCCAATAATCCTCAATTATTTGAAAAAATAATAACTGCAGTTGCTAAAAATGTTCGATTCAATGGTGAACCTGGATTGTGGTTTCAAGATAATGTTCGACACTTTGGCCGAATCATTGATGGTTGGGGTGATCACGATTTATTAGTTAATGGTGTTAATCCATGTGGCGAAATTGGATTGCAAGGATATTCTCTTAATGCATCTGCAAAACCAAGATCAGGCGGTGGTGAAACATGTAATGTCAGTGAAATTTATATTTCCAATTATGATGGAGATTTAAAAACTGTAATTGCAGATATCGAAAAAGATTTATATTACATGGTTTTGTATAATAAACTGGTAACTATTATTCCACCTCACTGGAAAGGTACTGCCGAAATTCAAAATCATAATAGACGAATCGGAATTGGCCAAACTGGTATTCAATTATTTCTTGCAAAACATAAAACAGAATTGGAGCAATTGGCAGATACGTATTCGGGACAATTTGAACATGCTAATAAATATCAAAAATTCTTGAAAGGATATGCAATTGTTTGTGATACTTGGTATAAAGCAATTACCAAATATGACCAAATAATTTCCAACTTATTGATGATTCCAACTAGTATTAAATTGACAACAATTAAACCATCTGGAACAGTATCTATTTGTGCCGGAGTAACATCTGGAATACATAAGCCAATTAGTCAATTTTATAAACGCCGAGTAAGATTTTCAAAAGAAAGAACCGATCTTTATCAAATATTGGTAAAAAATAATTACCATGTTGAAGAAGATGTATTTCAATCTGCATCAACTTGGGTAGTTACTTTTCCAGTTAAATATCCTTATGACATTGGAACTCGCCAAGATTATTCAATTGAAGAACAATTTGAAATTTTATCTATGATTCAAACTTATTGGGCGGATAACCAAGTTTCGTGTACTATTACGTTTAAAGAGTCGGATGGAGATAAAATTGCAGGATTGATTATGAAATATAAAAACGAACTTAAAGGTTTATCAATGTTGCCATTATATGAAGGAACTCATCCTCAAATGCCGGAAGAATCAATTACCGAATCGGAATATGAAGAATTAGTTAAAAATATCAAACCGTTAAAATTTAATGATTTTAATCGGGATCATGAAATTATTGAAGAAGAAATTGATAATTACTGTTCAGGCGATAAATGCATCAAACTAAATTAATTATGTTAATTTAATATTTTTTTTTAATAAATAGAAAATGGGTAACGATGCCAGTAGCATTAATATAAATTTAAATATATTTAATGGGTTGCCATTTAAAATTCAGGTTAGATTGTATTCTACCGAGGATAAGGCAAAAGAACAAAGTTATATGTATCAGGCAGTTTTAGATGTTGGAGAATATATAAATAGCAGTGCGTACTTTTATAGTGATACGAATACTTTTTATGTATCCATCAAAGATTATGAACAATCTTATTCTCTTTATAGTAATAATCAAATGCTATATGGCGACAGTTATTTCATTGTACCGATTAATTTAAAAAATCAATCACTCAATTATACAATAGTAACAGGGGTATCTTCGACTTACAATGATGTAGATTATAATTTTACCGAATTTACAACCGATATAAATCATCAGTCTATTCGAGTATTTTACCCGGAAGACCCTGATTACAAAGTCCAACCTTATAAAACATCATTGGAAGATGGTGATTTATTAAATAATATGGATTTTCAAAGTTTTTTAAATGAAAAAGACCCGGATGGTGTATTTTCTCCCAATATTGTAGATGGTTATTATTTATTTGGATTTGGAACACTTTCCCAATTTCCCTATAATGATTCGTATGACAACGGAAATTATTATCACATGAACAAATTGACTCCAACTTTCTATACCAATAATAGAGATTTTGTACCGCCGACATTTGCAACATCAAACCCGGCCAACATAAATGGGGTATTATCAACTATCAAACAGGGATTTTCAACACAAGAAGAAAAAAAATTGACAAGACAAAGAAGTATATTTTTGATTTTAATTATTATATTTTTATTATTATTATCAATAATGTTATTTGTATTTTACAAAAATCATAAAAATATTAAATTAATAAAACAAGAATATGAAAAATAATTTATTATTATTTTTTTTTATAGTATCATTAAAAAAGATGAGCGACTCATACCCAGATTACACTCTGCATAATTTTACAGGATCAGATTTAAATGTAATGCTTCAATACAAAGAATCATCAAGCGATTCCGACTTTTCAACTGCCGGAACCATGTCATTACCATCCGGATCAAGTTCCGGTGTATCACTTTCTGAATTACCAGAAGGATCTGCATTTCAAGTTGTTGCAAAATCTGCAGCCGGTACCGATTCTTCCAAAAATGACAAAGATAAATTAATTTTTGACCAAACATTTGTTCTTGCAACAAGTGATTCTAATATTGCATCCACTAAAATTGCCGATTTAGTTCTTTGTGTTAGTAACACAGTTGGAGGAACCAATGTTTCTAAAACTCCAGTTTACCAATCATTAATTGATACTAGCGGATCTGCCGATATAGTCGATCTTGGTGGAAGTTCGGCTTTATATTTTGGTTCTGTAAAGGATGCAGCTGGAAATGTCAAAAGAGTTACTAGTGCCAGGTATAGAGTTGGCCAATTAATTAAATCCAATATGAAGAGTGCTGCAGATGCCGGTGCAGATACTACTTATACTGCCCAATCAATCAGATTTTATACTCCATCTTTGACTCAAAAATTTGTTAAAGACGGACTCAAAGGCATGTATACATTACGTCAAAAATTGCAAGAAGGAGCTAAAAAAATTATGGATGGAAGTCTTGATGCGTGCGATGTTCCATTTATTCAAAACATTCCCGGTGCATGTTCTGGATATAGTCCAACTTTGTTTTGGCTTATGACATCATTGGTTGTTTTATTCTTTGTTATTATTGTTGTATTATTGGTAATGATAATGAAATTGAAAAAATCATCACCAGAACCAAGTAGTGGAGATGATAATATTACCAACATGGGATATTCCCAAAATCCATACTAATAAAATAAAATAATTTATTAATAACTTATTTTTTTTTTCAATTTTAAGATAATAAAACAAAATGGCATATTCGGATATTGAAAATAATTATCAAAAACAATTGGAATTTCGGGAATTAGAAGATGTTCCAAAATTTCAAGATTATGTATATTGGAGCCAATTTGATAAACTCCAGCCAACTGTAACTCAATTATTTGTTAAACGATATGTAACTCCGACTACCCAAGTTTCGCGAATATTATTGAAAATGGGAACTGGAACTGGCAAAACTCTTACTTCATTATTGGTTGCCCAAACTTTTAATAAATTGACAAAACAATATTATGATGTAATTGGCCGGAAATATTCAAGTATTATCATTGGGTTTTCTCGGGAAGTTTATAGGAGAGAATTATTAAAATACCCGGAACTTGGAATAATTACTGCCGATGAAAAAAACAAATTAATTAATTTGTTTAGAGAAGCAAAAGAGGCGGATGGTGAAATTCGCGATAAATTGTTTCAACAAAGAAAATCTCTTTTATTGAAAATAAAAAAAAGAATAAGTTCACCCAACCATGAAGGATTTTATCAATTTTTTGGATATAAAGAATTGTTTAATAGTCTTTTCATATCCGAACTTGACTCGGATGTTTCATCTGAGAATGTTTACAAAAAATATAAAAATAATGAAATAAAAATCAATAATTTAATATTAAAGCAATTTGAAAAATCTTATATAATTTGCGATGAAATTCATATGGTCTATAACTCGGAAGAATTAAATAATTACGGAATTGCAATTCAATTTATTTTGGATTATTATAAAGATAATATAACAGCACTGTTTTTATCTGCAACTATTATTAATAACAATAAGAGAGAATTAATTGATATTGCCAATTTAATTAAAGATTATAAAACTCCTCATTTTGAATCAAATAAATATTTTGGAAATAAATCTGTTTCTCTCCAACCAATATTTGATGAATTTGTTGGAAAAGTAGTATTCTTGGAAGAAAATACTAGTGATTATCCGGATTTATATTATATGGGAAAAAACCTTAAAATGACCGGAAAGAAAGATTATATCAAATTTACCGAATGTAAAATGACGCCACTTCATGAGGCAACTTATCAAGCTGCCAATTTGTATTCGGAAAAAACAAACAATAATATAATTCATGATATGATAGTGCCAAATCCGGATTATTCTGCAAAAGATATTCTTGAATGGAATCCGGATCATCCCAACTTTAAGAATCGAAACATGGAAGTAATTGGAATGTTTGATGTCCGGGAAATTAAAGAAAAACTATTTGGAGCATCGCAAGATTGGAAAAAGAAAATCGGAATAAGTATATCAATTGAAAAAGATTATTTTATAATGTCCGGTACCTGGTTGAAATATGAAAATTTAAAAATATATTCACAAAAAGGAGTAGAATTTTTAAATATTATCCGGAAAGAACTTAAAGAAAATCCGTTAATTAAAATATTAGTATATCATCATTATGTAGTTGGATCCGGCATTATAACTATTGAAGAAATATTAAACCAAAATGGATTTTGCATATATGGAGAATCCCCAAATATGGATACATATTCAAGTGAAGTATTCATAACTCGGAAAGAATGGATCAAACAATATCCAACTAAAGAATTTTATCCGGCCCAAGTTATGACACTCAAAAAGAATGTTGGAGAAAATCAACAAAATATGTATATTGATAATTATAACGACAACACCAACAAGTTTGGAAAATATGCAAAAATATTTATGGGTGCCCAAAAAATCCAACAATCGGTAGATTTTAAAGCTGTCCGAGTTTTCATTATTTATAATTTTACAATTAATATTCCGAAATACATTCAAATAAAAGGTAGAGGAGTTCGAAATGGTGCACTTAGTATGTTGCCGGCCGACCAAAGAAATATCCGACTTTATACACTTTTATCTACATCATCGGTAAATAATAAAGAAAACACTATTGAATATCGACGCTATAAAAAGAAACTATTGGAATATGAAGAAATCCAACTTATTGAAAAAAAAATAAATAAATACGCTATAAATAATTATATAAACAAAACTGGAAAATTTGATTCGGTTGACCCGCTTGGTGCACTTTCATTTAATATTCCTAAAGTAAAATCGGAAATAAATACATCAACTTACTTTGATTATGAACATTACCAATACGTGTTCCAACTAATTAATAATTTAATTAAACGAGCATTTATATCAAATCCAGTATGGACCAAGGAGCAACTTTGGGATTATATCCGATTAAACCCGGCATCCAATATTAATTTTCGATTGCAAAATTATGAAAAGTTTTATTACAAATTATATCAATATGTGTTATATAATTTGTTATATATTAACAATCCGGTTAATATAAAATTGTCATTATATGATATTATGAACAATCAAATTAATCGGTTCCATTTGGATGGATTTTCTTACCAATCGGTAGATAAAGTTATTATTAATCGGGATAAATATTACATTTTAGTACCTTTGGACAAATATAAAAATATTAATACCAACCATTATTCATTTTTGCAAAAATATGAAAAGAATTATTTTAGTGAATATCAAATTGAAATTAATAAATCAAAAGATTTAATTATAATGAATTTGGATGAGTTTTTAAATGAAAATATAGGTAATCCAATTTTGCCATATTTATTTTTAGTATATTTTTCTACTGACGAACATTATCGGATACTCCGGCTCCACATAGAAGGGCAAATTGAAATACCAAAAAAAGTATTTAATTTGTATAAAAAGCTAAAGTTGGCAGGAAATAATTGGTTTGTAGATTATGATACTAGAAACGAATATCAAGATGGAAAATGGGAACAGTTTAATAAGACCAACTATTCGGGAAATGAAAATGACATTTTGATTGGAATAATTGGAGACAAATATTTTAAACTTAAAAAACCTGAAAATAAAATTGCATCCGATCAAAGAAAAAAACAAAAAGGGTTAAATTGCAAAACTAATAAAAAGAAAAGTTTGATTGCATATTACAAAAAACTAAATATGGTAATTCCAAGTAAAAAAAGAGTTACCAATATGTGTGATCAAATATTAGTAAAATTAATAGATATGGAAATTGTTTCTCGGAATTCAAAAGATGGACTTAAATATGTTTATACTTATGATGAAATATAACCAATTAAAAAAAAAAATATATATTTAACATCGGTGCACTAAAAAAGATTTTTTTGACAATTTTTTGCAACATTCAGGGCAATTTATAAGTTGTTTTTGTTTACAATAGATATTCAGACATAAACCTTGAGTATGGCTAATACATTCGTCTTGGAGACAGTCATGATAAATATATGTAACATTTTTAACTTTTTTAAATTCCAAATAAATGTTATCGCAGCATGTCAAAAATAAAACTTTGGAAATACCAGGATACCAACAATCGGAGCAAGTAAAATACCGACCTCTTATCAAATGCGAGCAAATCTTCAAATTATTGCAAATATAACAAACTCGGGATTTACATTGGTGAGGTTGGTTGTCAAATTGGCGAACCCAAATTAAACAATGAGGGCATTGGAAATAATTAAAAATTGGACCATTATTATAGCAGCAATCTGGACATAAATTGAATTGTTTATTTTGGTGAATAAACAAACATCTATTACATCGCATTTTCCTATTGTTTTTATCTGGTATTTTTTTTAATAGACATATATTGCAACATTTGAATATTTGGCCAATATTGTGTTTTTTCAATTCCATATTAAAATTACCAATCCGGGCAATTAAATGGAACTTTTCCGATGTATTATTGCAAAAATTGCAATTTATTTCGAAAAATCGGTTTAATTTGATATGTTTCCAATCAAGTGGGAATATTAGTTTCCATCGATAATAATACTTTGAAATCGGAGATCCACCACAAATTATCCAATTGCTGTCCTGAAAAACCATATTTTATAATGATAAAATTAATTCAAATTTTATTTTTTTGATTAAAAAAAATACATTTAATAATTAAATGTCATCAATCGGTAGCCCTCAAACTATTAAAACTGTCAAACTTAGTGTTTTGACAGATGAAGATATTAAAGAATTGGCCGTTGTTGATGTTACTAGTATTAAACAAATTGAAAATAATAAAACTCCGTATCCTAATGGAACTTACGATCCTCGTATGGGTGCGCAATTTAGTTATCCATGTGCAACTTGCAACAATTATGTTGATAATAATCCAGGATGTCCAGGGCATTTTGGAAAAATCAAACTTAATTGGCCACTTGTGAAGCCACTTTTTCAAAAAATGATTATTAAATGGGTCAGATTAATTTGTATCAAATGTAACCGATTTATTTTTGATCTTAGTATTTCCGAACTTTATCCGGATTTTAATATTGAAGCAATTCGCGAAAATAGTAAGGATTTTGTTACATCAATTATTAATTATTTTACTGCCAAAATGAAAAGTTTGAAAGTTCGGTATTGCCATCATTGCAATAATATTGCCCAGCAAATCAAAGAAACTGGCAATATAATTCGAAGCAAATTTGAAATTAATCATGTTCAGCCGGATTTTAAACGATCCAGTTTTAGTGACCATATTATTGAAATTCATTACTTGAATTCGGTTGGCAGTGAGAATAAAAAAAAGTATAAAAAAAACAAAAATCATTCTAATATCAAAGATAATCTTTATACAACCGATATTCTTCATATATTTGAATCATTAAAAGATTCCGAAGTTACCCAACTTGGGTTGGATATTAATGCACACCCTCGGAATTATATAAATCGGTATATGTTGGTTCCGCCAGTTAATACTAGATTTATTAATAATATTAAAAAATCAATGGAAGGTAATAATTATATCACCAGCAATATTGAAATGATTATTAAATATAATGACAAAATCGAAGAGAATTTGAATAAATATTCGCCTGGATTTCTTGGTCCAGGAGAAGATATTAAATCAGGATCTATTACCAACGTATTAGGATTGATTAATTCATACAATAAATATATTGGAATTGTTGATTCTGCAAATGAACCAAATTCTCTTTATTCACTTATGAAAGGTAAAGAGGGTCTTATCCGAGGATTGCTAGTTGGTAAAATTGTTGGCAAGATTTGCCGATTTGTTATTGCTTGCGATACATCTCTTGAAATTGATGAAATTACTTTACCTCGGAAGTATGCCATGAGTATGTTTGTTAAAGAAACTGTTACTCCATTTAATAAACATATTTTGCAAAAATACGTATCAAATGGACCCAATTATCCGGGATGTACTAAAGTTTATAGCAAACAATTTCAAACTTTCAAAAACAATAATGGAGAATATATTATTGAATACGGAGATGTTGTACATCGGCATTTATTGACTAATGATATTATTATTATGAATAGATCTCCGACTTTGAGTTTAACTTCTATTGCTGCAGTTAAAATTATTGTCTGGAATGGCCCAATTGATATTGAATATGTCAGTATTAATGTGCTTGGGTGTTCATTTTATAATGCCGATTTTGATGGTGATATGATGTCTGGAAAAATTATTGCAGATGAATCCACTCGCGAAGAAGTCCGACAAACATTGCATCCAAGTAAATTTATTGTGCAATATACCGATTCTTCTATTATTATTGGACAAACTCAGGATACTGCACTTGCATTTGCACTTATTACTTATCATGATACTATTATTAGCAGATCCGAGGCAATGACTATATTTAATAGTCTTCCAATTAGTTATTCATTTGACAAAAAAGAATATACTGGAAGGGAAATTATGTCTATTGTAATGCCGAATATTAATTATGAAATGAATTCTCCAATGTTTAAAGATAAATCTATTGAACTATTTGGAGATTTTGATGAATCCGATAAGAAAATTGTTATCAAAAATGGCCAAATATTATCTGGAATTGTTTGTGGAAATGCAGTCAAAGCCAAAAAAGGTTCTATTTATCATGAAATTTATTACATGCTTGGTGCAAAAATGGTTATGCATATAATTTTTATACATCAGCAAGTATTAAAAAGATTTGCCGATCTTAGAGGATTTTCTATTAGTTATGCCGATTTAAGATTAAGTAGTAAAACAAAGAAATTAATTGATCTGGTACAATCGCAAGTTATGAGAGAAGTTTCCGAGTTTCATAATATGCTAATTGAAGGAAATGTTAAAGCGCCAGAAGGTATGAGTATACAAGATTATGTAGAATCCCAAATTATAAAAATGCTAAACCCGGGAAGCAAATATTTATATGCAATATTAACATCTCTAAATCCAAAAGAAAACTGGATAATGCAAATGGTTTTATCTGGATCAAAAGGCAGTCTCAGTAATGTTTATAATGTATTTGCTGCAGTTGGCCAACTTAAGATTAATAATAAGCGATTAAAGCAAAAGTTGGACTATATCAGAAGTAATATTTGGTCGCCCCAATTTGATCTTAGTCCAACTTGCAGAGGGTATATTCCAAATTCATATATGGATGGTTGGAGTCTTTCCGATACTCAAAACATTGGCGAGGAACTTACTCGAAATGTATTGACAAAAAATGTTGTTACATCTGAAGGTGGTTCATTTTCAAGAGTAATTATATCATCTATTGAAACTGCAATTGTGGATAACCGACTTTTTACTGTTCGCGGTATTGGTAATAATATTATCCAATTTAGTGCCGGTGGTGATTGTTTTGCAGGAAATAATATCTTTGAAAACAAATTGGAATTATTCTTGATGTCGGATGATGAAATTAAGAAAGTATATGGAAGTCGGGCAAATATACTTATCCAGGATAGAAATGAATTGCATCATATTAAATCCGGAATTTATTCTGTTAATGGTTTTTATGTTCCGGATGAAAAGTTTTTATTACCATTAAACTTCCGACAATCTATTCGGAAAAATCCCAAAGATAACAAACCAGTTAATGAAAATCAAGATGAAAAATTGCAAATGTTGGATACTTATTGTGAGAATATTCACTATTTGCGATTTAATTCTGTACATCGGAAAAAGAAAACCAACTTTCCTAAAATACTAACAATTGTATTTACATTATGCAAAATTGGGATCAGATCAAAACTTACTCCAGATATTGTTAATTGCTATACTATGGAAGAATTTTCATTATTACTTGAACATTTTTCATGGAAAATCATGAGTTCGTTTTATGATTATGGTGATCCAATTGGAATCCGATTAGGCCAATCGTTATCATCTCCGATTACGCAATATCTAATTGATGCGCATCATGTATCGGCAAGTGGTGGTACATCCAAAGATAATTTAAATTATGCCAAATCAATCTTAAATAAAAAAGCTTCTGCAGATATGAAAAACAAATTTATGTATATTTATTTGAAGCCAAAATATGAAAATAGCAAGGTAAATGCCACTCATTTGGCCAATTATATAACATCTAAAAAGTTGGAATATGTAGTGTCAAAGTCGGAAATTATAATGGATGTTAAAGAATTTCAACAATATCCGAAAGATAAAGACTTGGTTTCTTCATATTTGACTAAAACCAAAACTGAATTAAATATTAACAATTTTTATTTGGTCCGATTCAGATATACACTTAAAAAGAAACTAATGAAAATGTATCGAATTTTATCAGAAGATATTATTAACAAATTGGAATTTGTATTTAATGACGATATTGTTTGTATAACCGGCGATGATCCGGATAATTCCGAAAATGTATTATTAATATTGTTCTTCCGAAATAGTTTTAATTGGAAATATATATCAAATACTGAAACAAAAAAAACAACTACAGGAGGAAATAATGATATTTGGAAAGATATATTGGCATTTGATAAGCAACTAATTAAAAAGTTTACAGTTAATGACTTTCCGGGAATTACTAATTCGTCTGTAAAATCCAACTTTAAGTACGAAATTGTAAATGGAACAGTTATTAAAAAAGAATACTATTATGTATTTACAATTGGTATTAATATGAAAAATATATTACTAATTGATAAAGTTGATAAACACCGAACAATTTGCAATATTCCACAAGAGAATTATAAATATGAAGGAATAATTGGTGCCAAATCTTGCATTATTAATGAATTATATAATACATTTGATGATGCTTTAAATTTTTCCCCAAATCAATATGAATTAATATCTGACATTATGACTGAAACTGGTGAAATTAGTGCAATATCGGAAACCGGCCAAAGACAAAGAGAACCAAATGATGTTTTATTACGATCTAATTTGAAAGATCCGGCTAAGGCATTTTACGAAGGTGCATTAAATGGAGTAGAAAACCAAATGACATCTACCAAGTCGCATGTAATACTTGGCCAAACAATTAAATATATTGGTACTACTTTAAATACTATTGTAATGGATGAAATGGTTGAAGAAGAAGATATTGAAGACAATATTGAAGATTTGATGTAATTATAATTGATTTTAATTGATTTTTTTTTTTAGAAAATAATGTCTCAAAAAGTGTTTAACAATTATATTTTAGAAAAAAATATAGGCCAACTTCGGTTGTTTAACTATTTAAAAATTAAAATATATCCTTATCATATTAAGGAATTATTAACTTATAACAGATATGATATTATAGATTTACTTATTGATTGTACATATGAAAAATTTATGTATTATTTTTTGAGTTATATAACTGCTTGCAAAAATAGAGATCATATTGCATATTTTAAAAACATTTATATAAATTATTTGCAAAAACCTATCAAACCGGTTATTGATGGTATTACAATTGTTAATGGATTTTACAATAGTTATTTAATCAAAGAAACGTATCTTAAAACATGCGGAAGTTGCTATAGTTTAGATATGTTGGAAGATATTACCGAATTGGTCCAATTTATAAATCCAAGTTTTGATTTGTCATATTCTAATAAAGAGCAATATGGTATTGTATTCCTACTTTGCCGATTTAATCATATTGCAATAAAGTTTATTCTAGAGAAATTCCCGGATTTGCAAAAAATCTTTCTTAATGAAAACCTTTTAAATTATTGGCTGGATCTAAATAAATATGACCAATTTGGTTTATATTATATTCTAACAAATTATGATTTTGTCATTGTAAACAAATTAAAAAATATTCTTAATGAAGATGTTTATGTATCGCTGGATATTAATTATTTGATTATTAAAAATACACAAAAAGATATTCGGTACTTATTAAAACCTCATAATTTAGAAATATTAAACAATAAAATAGA